TACGTCAGCAGAAGTTCATTCAACCTCCATCGTCCGATGGAGGCATCCAACGGCCCATATCTCTTTTCAGAGCTATGTTAAATTACATCGGGACACCCCTATACGTCATCATTAGGAAGGGTACAAAGGTCTTTTGGTTATTATATTATTTATTTAATCAATGACAGCTGTCTTTAATGTGGTCCCCTTTAAGATTCCTTTCTTCGTCGCTAAGGAATTAATCTGGACCGTTCATTCAACTTGACGGGCCTGCGGCCCTTATACGTTAAGATACACAATCATATTCCCGTACATTTGTCATAGCGTCTTGTATTTCATAGCGTGTTGTATTTCGTTCCAAAATAATATAATTGGGTTTTTAAATATTCTAATATCTCCTCTTTCACCTCATACTTATTCATTTTCCGTATTATTATTACTTCTCATAATTATGTTAATTATACCTAAACACCTGTTAATCATGCTTCGCCTATCATTTAATTTTTACGTTAGTATACGTTCCGTATACTGTATTTTAATTTGTACATATAAGATACTAGTTAATGTAAACATTAACAAACCCAGTTGTTTTATTAATATCAAATACGAATTGCTTCGTAATTTACAAGATACAATATCTGTACAGTGTATACTTCTAGCTACGCTATAAGTCTATAAATACCCGATATACGCTTCGTAGTTTCCTCGCCGCCTCTCTAGATGCAGGTCGTTCCGACGATCGCCGCTGGCGATCTTCCGCCTCAGCACAACCACCTTGACAGAAGAGAGAGAGCAATTATCCTTGACAGGATTAGGGTATTTATAGAGATGCAAGAGTATTTCGGTCCGTCCACGTGTCCTACGAATTAATAAATTAATTCGTGTATCTTGCTGCGCAAGCCAGAATAATGTTGACCGGTTACCTTGACCTTCGGTCATACCACGAATTTGAACACGTTCTCTTAATTATTGGGCCGGGTTGGCCCAATAACGAAGATACTGAACTGTTCAAACTCGCAAAGCCCATTTAAAAAGCCCATGTCCCGTCCCGGCGCTGGGGGTAATAATAAGCCCCAGCGCC